TTGGCCACAAGCAGGATTCTATTCGAAGCATTACCCCGGCTTAGGCCGGGCCTGGGGCGTTCAAAAAAACGCCCGGGACGGGAGATATGGGCAGGTACAACAAGATCGCACAGCTTGGATGCGCCGACCGGATCGAGAAAATCCTGGCCGACGGCTTCGTCTCCGCGAAGGAAATCTCCCGCCGCCTGAAGGAAGAGGGGTTCCCCGTATCGGCGGCGACCGTGACGCGTCACCTGAGGGCGCAACGGGAGGAACGCCGCGACACCACACAGAAGATCGTTCGGGACCATGTCAAAAAGACGCTCCCCACCGACCTCGACGCGCTGGAGGAGATGGAGAGGAAGTGCCTCGACTGGACGCGCGAGCCCACGGACGCCTTTGCCCATCGCCTGGCCGGGAAGCACATCACCGACCACCTGGAGGGTTGGCTCGCGATCATCAACAACATCGACCCCGCCCTCTACGCTAACGAGGACGACCCCGAGACGGCGCTCAAGCGGGCGCGGGGGAAGGCCGTCTGCGAGATCATGGCCGATTGCCTGGGGTGGATCGCCGACGATCTCAGCCTGCAGAAGGCCCGCCTGGCCGCGATGCGGATGGCGTCCCAGATCATCGACCTCAAGCTCAAGCACGCGATCGGAGATTCCGGGGGCAGCAACATCATCATCGGCGCCCCGGAGGATGCCACGCCCGCACAGCCGGAAACTCAGGCCACCGCCGCGCCGCGGCTGCTGACCTTCCCCAGCGCAACCGGAACGGAAGAGGGAGGGCAGGGATGATCACGATCTATTGGCAACGCCCCGGAACCATTCCGCCGCCCGCACCTGAGCGCCGCCCGCAACCGGGAGCGGGAGAGGGAGGGCAGGGCTGATGGCCGGGACGCTCAGAATTGAACTCTCACCGACGCAACTGGCCTTCGTCCAGTCGCCCGCCCACATCTCGCACCTGATCGGACCCATGGGCGAGGGGAAGACCCACTGCGGCGTCGCCGGGCTCATCTACCACGCTGCCCGCTGCGGAATCAACCTCCGCGCCGCCATTGTCCGCGACACCCACCAGAACATCAAGACGTCCACGGTCACGTCGATCCAGGAGATCCTGGGGGATTGGGTGGCATTTAAGGATAACTATAAAAAAATGTTTATACGGACGCGCCCCTCGGTCGAGGTCGATCTCTTCGGCATCGACGACCCCGCCAGCGTCAGCAAGCTGCAGGGCCCGGAATACGGATGCATCTGGCTGGAGGAGCCCGCCCCCATTCATGAGCGCGCCAACGCCGGCCTTCCCAAGGAGGTCTTCGACCTGGCGCTCGCCCGCTGCGGCCGCCAGAAGGGCTCGCGCCCGCGATTGCAGATCACACAGAACCCCGGGGACGAGGCGCACTGGTCGACCGATCTGACCGACGGCCCCGAGGACTATATGATCGCCGAAGACGGAACGGTCATCCAAAAGCTGACCTTCCGGATCCCCCGCGGCGAAAACAAGCACCTGACCGCCCTGCAGCGCGCCATGAACATGGCCGCCTTCAAGGACGACCCCGGGAAGTGGGCGCGCTACGTCGAGGGCCGCGTGGCCACGGTCCAGATGGGCCGGGCGGTCACGCCAGGCTACGCCCCGCATATCCATTTTTCGCAGAAGATCCTGCCCGTCTACCCCCAGCTCCCCGCCGTCCGCTCCTGGGACGGGTATCAGCACCCCTGCTGCGGCATCGCGCAATTCAATCCCGCCGGTCAACTGGTCGTGCACGACGTCCTGGCCGGGGAGGGCATCGGCGTCCGGGAGCTGATCGAGGAGCAGCTCCTGCCGCTTTTGGCCACGCCGAAGTACGCCGGGAAAATCCAGCCCGCCCGTGTCATGACCGGCGGCGCGCCCCCCTGGCGCGACGTGGGCGACCCGTCGATGCGGGTCCCGGACCAGAGCACCGTCCGCGTCAGCGCGGCGAAGGTCATCGAGGAGACGCTTTCCACACGGTTCGAGTCCGGCCCCACCCGCTGGCCGAACCGCCTGGAGCCCATGACCCACGCGCTCAAGCGCATGGTCAACGGGGGGCTCCCGGCCGTCGTTCTGTCCGCCTCCGCCGCCCCGCTTCACAAGGCCCTGAAGGGCGGCTGGCACTACAAGACGGACAACTCCGGGCACGTGATCGGCAAGACGCCCGTCAAGAACGAGCACAGCCACCCCGGGGACATGTTCAGCTATCTGATCGCGGCGCTTATGCCCTTCAACGTCCGCCGCGAGTATCAGCGCATGGAGAAGGAGGCCCGGATGGCCCGGGCCATTTCCTATGGAACGGGCGGGCCGCCCCAGCGGCGCCTGCCCCGCGCCGTGTCGCTCGGCGCGTAGAGAGAAGGAGCCCAGCGTGGCCGTCAAGGGGAAAAAGGACCAGTTTTGGGAGATGCGGGAGGGCGGTCCCTACGCCATCGAGGAGGGCACGGCGAGCGAGATCTTCAAGTGCACGGGCTGCGGCGCCGAGACGCACCCGGAGCAGGGCTGGAACGGGGAACCCTCGCGGCACAACTGCCGTCCCGGGTGCCCCTGCCGCGACAGCGACTGGCGGATCGGGAATACATCCCAGTACCGCAAGAACTTCGACCGGATTTACCCCGACGCCCCCGGCGCGGGGATGTAGGAGACCGAGATGGCGCACACAAGAAAATCCCTGATCGCCGGCACACTGATCGCCGCCGCCCTGATCGCCTGGGCATGCGCGTTTTGCCTGGGATGCGCCGACCCGGCGGACGACGCCGCCCGGGCCTTCAACGACTCCCAGGCCTGGTACGCGTCGCTCCCCGAGACGACCGAACGCCTGGATCGGATCGTGGTCGTCCGGATCCGCGCGTTCGGAAGCGAGGACGACAAGCAGCGCGCCTGGGCCGCCGCGCATCCCCAATTCGGCCCCGCCGCCGCCGGGGTCTGCATCTCGTCCGAGGTGCCGGAGATCTGGGTCGACCTGCGCCGCGCCGGCGGACGCCTGGTCCTGCCGCCCCACATCCTGGGGCACGAGATGATGCACGCGGCCGCGTTGTATGACCAACGCCTGGTCGACCCGGACCGGCTGATCGACCCGAAACTGTACGCGGGAGGCTGACATGCTGACGAAACGCGTCAACCCCAAAACCAAAAAGAAGGAATACTGCCTGGTCTCCGCCTCGGGCCGCCCGCTCCGCTATTTCGGGAAGCAGCGCCCCACGAGCGAGGAAATCGCGCGTGAAGAGGCGCGCATCGACCATTTCGCCAACCGGGGGAAGTAGGATGGAATTCACGAATCCCTTCGCCGAGATCATGGCCCGCATCGCCGCCCTGGCGCGGTCGGACGACTCCGCCCTCCAGGAAATCCGCGACGAGCGCGAGCTCGCCGAGCGCGAGGCGGCCGCCCAGGCCTACGCCGGGGAGGACGAGAAGCACTTCGTGGATTACCTGAAGGATTGCATCGCCCAGTCCGTCAAGGCCAATAAGGAGATCCGCCGCGTGCAGGACCACTGCTGGCGGGTATACCGGGAGAACGAGCCCGTCAACTACGCCCGCAAGGAGCCCTGGCAGTCCCGCATCGTCGTCCCCAAGCCGTTCGCGACCGTCCAGTATGGCGCCAGCGCCATCAAGAAGGCCTTCACCCCGAAATTCCTGTCCATGGACAACATCCGTCCAGGCCGGGAAGCGGCCGGAGAGTTTTGGAAGCGCGTCATGGAGACGCAACTGAACGAACAGCACGGTAAATTCGTGCTGCGCTTCACCGACGCGACGACCATGGCCCTGGCCGTCGGGATCTCCATGGAGATGATCCCGCGCTGGAACCCCGGAAAGGGGCTGGAGTACGTGCTGATCGAGCCCTGGAAGATCCACCGGGACCCGGACAGCCTTTCCCGCGACTGCCAGTCCGGGATGTACTGGATTCACCAGGAGTGGCTCGACTGGTACGTCCTGAAAGAGGGCGAGGAACGCGGCCGCTACACCCAGGTCGCCCGCGTCCGGTCCGAGGACAACGCCGAGACGGACAACGACCTCCTCACGAACGAGGCGATCGCCGAGCGCAAATCCATGACGTGGGAACGGTCCCGCTTCCGGAAGATGATCCTGACATCCGAGTTTTGGGGCACCGTGCTGGACCGGAGGGGAAACCTCCTCCTGCCCAACGCCACGTATACGGTCGCTGGCCAGCGGATCATCCAACTGCCCCGCGCCAGCCTCTACCGCCAGATCCGCTGGCCGGGACTGGCCTTTTCCCCGCTTCCGGACCTCTTACGCTTCGGCGGCCGCGGGCTCTTGGAGGGCGTGATGAGCGTCTGGGAGGCCATGTGCGGCCTGATGTGCCTGCACCAGGACAACCTCCAGTGGCTCGTCAACCCCATGACCGAGATCAACGTGGACGCGCTCCAGTACCCGGAGGACGTGGAGACCTGGCCGGGCAAGGAATACCTGGTCAAGGACACGATCGCGGGGCAGCAGGCGGTCCGGACGGTCGATCGCCGGAGCGTCACAAACGACGTGTTGGCCAACATGCAGTATTACGACCAGAACTTCCAGCGCGGGAGCCTTGTCACCGACGCCGTCCAGGGGCTGCCCGGCTACCGAAAAGACATGACCTACCGCGAGGCCTCCATGAACCTCGACCAGGCGATGGGGGTCTATTCGCTCATGGGGGAGAATATCGAGCAGGGCGCGATCGAGGCGATCGTCGCCGGCGCCGAGCTCGTCTACCGCCACGCGAGCTACGGGGATTATTTGACGATGTTCACCCCCGAGGAGCTGGAAAAATTCGGGGTTAAACCGGACCCGAACGCCGAAAACGGCGTCAGCGGCGTCCCCAAGCTGGACGGGTCCTTCCATGTCAGCGGCATCCAGGCGCTCATGCGCGAGAACGAGACCGTCATGAACTTGAAGAACACGATGATCCCGCTCGCCGACTCCGCCCGGTTCGGACCGTACATCCGCCCCTACAACATCCTCAAGAGCCTGGAGGCGCGGGTCAACCTGAAGGACGAGCAGGTGATCGTCACGCAGGCCGAGGCCGACAAGATCGAGGCGCAGGAGTACGAGGCCCTGGCGAAGCAGAAACGGGCTGAGGAGGAGGCCCGCGACCTGGCGGAGGCGACCGCCATGGCGGATCTTGCCCAACGCCTGGGAACGGCGCCCACGCCGGCACAAACGGAGGTGACGGAATAATGCAAGGCGCGGAAGTGGACATCCAGACCGGCCGCCCCCTGATTCAGACGCAGGAAGCCGCCGCCGCGCGCCTCGCCGCGCAGGAGGTGGAGCGCCTGGTGCGCCAGGCCCGCTACGCCGAGATCCTGACCGGTCCGCACGGCGAGAAGATCCTCGGGATCGTCCGGGGTTTCCTGGAAAAACGGATCGACGAGCTGGTCCGCACCGATCCGGAGGCGAAGGCCTATTTGACGATCCTGTCCGACCTGGGCGCCCGCGAGGCCGTCGGACGCCAGGCGGCCGAGACCCTGATGAATCGCCAACGGCAACGGAAGCCCGCGGCAGGAGACGATGCATGAAAAAAGATAGCCCGCCCCGATCCGGCGGCGCTACCCGGAAGGCCGGGGCAAAAGAACGGCGCCGACCCCGTTCCCAGACCCGGTCCTTCCGGACCCGATAACCGATAGATCCGGCCCCGGGGATACCGGACCACGCCGGCCAGGAGGATAGAGAGATGCCGCAAGCACCCGTTCAGCCAACCACAGAACGGCAGACCACGCCCGATCTGGACCGGGTCATGACGGACGGCCGCGCCCCCTTCGACGGGGCGGCCGGCGCACCGGACGCACCCGAGCCGATCGTAGGCCCTGCCGCCGAGGCCGACCTGCTGGTCGGCGCCCCCGGAGACGACCTGACGCCTCCCCCAGACCCGGCGACGCCGCCCGTGGCGGGAACGCCGGAACCGCCCGCCGCTCCCCAGACCCCGACCCCGCCGACCCCACCGACCCCCCCGGCCGAAACCCTCCGGTTTACGAGCCACGAAGAGGCGGAGCGGGGGTACAAGCACCTCCAGCGGGAAAAGACGCTTTCCGACCAGCGCGCCCTCGCGCTCGAAGAGGAACTCCGGCGCATCAAGGCCGACGAGCAGCTCGCCCAGGCCCGGGAAGCGGAGGAGCGCTCATTCACAGACTTTGCCCAGGCCCGCAACGAGCAGGCCCTCAAGGAGATCGACGAGATCGATCCAGACGATCCGGACTACCGGAAGAAGGCCGCCGCCGCCTGGGCCAGCGCCAACCGCGACATCCGCTTTTGGCAGTCGAATCCGGCCGAGCGCCGCACGCAGGCCGCCCCGCCGGCCGTTCCACCGGCAGCCGCACCGCCGGCAGCCGCCCCGCCGGCGCCAGCCCCGCCCGCGGATCCCCTTTCCGCCCCGGCGAAAGAGGCCGCCCGGGCCGTTGTCAACGAAAGACTTTCCGCCGCCGGGATCCCGCCGGACGACCGCCTGTTCTGGCTTATCGCCCAGCACGCCCCGACGACCGATCCTCAGGGCCAGCCCATCGATTTCGAACAGCAGATCGCCTGGGCCCTGGCCGAAACCAAAACCTATCGCGACACGCTTCTGGCCGCACCCGGTGACGCTGCCGCCGCCGAGGCCGAACGCAAGGCCCGCGAGGCGCAGGAACGGGATCTCCCGCTGGGACGATCGGCCGCCACCCCCCCCGCCGCCGAGACGCCGACCCGACCCGTCAGCATGACCGACGCGATCACATTCGCCCAGGAGCGCCGTCGCCTCTGAACGATGTAAAGGAGGACCACCATGGGCAAGACCTATACCTGGAGCTACGACGCCACCTCGGGCGTTTACAAATCGCACGCGCTCTCCGGCGACCTGCTGAAGCTCGCCGCACTGAAATGGAAGTTCGTGCCGTTCACGCGCAAGATCAACTCGTTCGGGCGGAAGATGGGCGACACGGTGACGCTGCCGTACTACAAGCCCCTCACCGAGCCGACGTCCGCGGAGCTCGAAGAGAAGACCCGCATCCCCATCGACCAGCTCCAGATGAGCACGTATTCGATGACCATCAAGGAGTGGGGCCGGGGCGTGGAATTCACGTCGCTCGCCGAGGACCTGTCTCTCCTGTCGCCGAACGAGGGCGCACAGAAGGCGCTCAAGGACCAGATGAGCCAGAGCATGGACAAGGCCGCGGCCGACGCCTTCACGGGCACGCACGCCAAGTGCTGCTACTGCCCGACCACGCTCACGAGCGGGACGATGGACACGGACGGGACGCCCTCCACGACGGCGCTCGTCAACCTGACCAAGGACCACCTGGGCGTCATCCGCGACTACCTGGCGAACGACCTGCACGCCCCATTCTACGAGGGCGAGTGGTATATCGGCCTCTTCGCCACAAAGGCGCTCCGCGGGCTCAAGAACGACCGGGTCATCCAGGCGTTCAACATGTACCTGCAGAAGGGAGACCTTCTGTACCGAGGCGAAATCGGAAACGTGGAGTCCATCCGACTGGTGGAGGTCAACCACGAGGCCGCGCTCTCCAACGGCGTGGGCTCCGGCTCCATCCTGGGCGAGGGCGTCGTATTCGGCGAGGACGCCGTCGGACGGATCGAGATCGAGTACCCGCACCTGCGCGCGGACATGAACTACAAGGCCGATTTCGGCCGCCGCCGGGCCGTTGCGTGGTACGGCACCGTCGCCTTCGACGTGCTCTTCCAGAGCGCCACCGACCGCGAGTGCCGGATCGTCCGGGTCGGCTCGGCCTAAGGTTCGGATCGCAACGTAAACAGGACCGGCGGCCGGGAGAACCGGCCGCCCCAACCCCCGCGATTGCGGGAGACAGAACAGGAGGAACACCATGCTGAGATCCGATCATCCTATCGCACTTCCGTACTGCTGGCTCGTCGATTATGACGACGCGGCAGGCGTCGATCTTGATCAGTCCGCCGCCGATGTGGGGTATTTCATGATCCCCTTTCGCTGCCAGGTCGTTCTCGCCGGGTTGATTATTACGGAAACCTGCGCGGGGTCCACCCAGGGGCAGGTCGATTTTGATTTACGGCCCACCGCCGGCTCCGATTCGGACCGCGGCGCCGCGGACATCGCCCATTTTCTGATGGGAACGACCGCCGCCGGAAAGGTTTTGTACGACGAAGTCGCCGTCGGCACGGTCCTGGAACCGGGCGAGGAAGTGGTTTGCGAAATCAAAGTCCAACCCGTCACGGGCCCGGCAGGGCATTTCCGTCCGTTCCTGCTCGTGGAGTACCTTCCCGAGACGCTCGCCAACCTGTCCGACATGACCGAGACGGCCTGATGACGGCCCCGTAAACCCGGAGCGCGGGGGAACATCGCCCCCGCGCTCCCCTCACAACGAAAAGGAGGCCACGCTATGGCTGCCATCACTTCCTCGGACGTCACCGTCACCGTCAACGCGGGAGACCGCCTGATCGGCGGCGGCGGCGCGTTCAAGAACCTAACGCTCGCGACCATCGCCTTCGGGGACGCGACGCTGACCTATCCCACGGGCGGCGTGCCGCTGCCCGCGATCGGCGCCTTCGGCCTGCACAAGGGCATCGACGCCGCGATCCTGATCCCCCCGTCCGGGGACGGGTACGTCTACAAGTACGACAAAACGAACCACAAGATCCAGATCTACACCCAGGGCATCAAGACCGGGTCGACGTCGGTTTCGACCGCGGCGAACGGCGCCCTGGTCGAGGACAGCGCCGGAGCGGAAACCGATTTCCGGGCCTACGGGACGGCGAAGGACACGTCCTACGACATGGGGGCGCTCCACGAACTCGGCGCCGCCATGACCCCGGCCGCGACGACGCTCCAGTTGCTCGTCATCGGACAATAAACCCCGGCGGAACGCCGGCCCGCCACAGCCGGCGTCCGCCTTCTTTAAAGAAAGGATCGTTATGGCACAGATTCTATTCGTCAAGACGCCCGGCGGCGGTCAGCGCTCCGTGCAGATCGTCCGCTCCTGGCTCGACGCCAGCGGACGGTCGGTCTATCTCCACACCTCGGGACGATATGCCCACAAGGACGGGAGCCCGCTCAAAAGCCGCGACGAGCTCGGCATCATCGGCGACCGCGTCCAGCGCGAGATGGCCCTCTCCTGGTGGTCGCGGGTAGGAGAGGCCGAGAGCAAAAAATTCTACGCGGACCTGGAGACCCTCCAGGCAGCCGCGGCCGGAGACTTCCAGGAGGCGCCCGCCGATCTCGGCGAGCTCGACCGGGTGATGTATACGCGCCGCGCGGCCAAGAAGCCCACGGCGGCGACCAGCGCCCCTAAGACCTGGCGGGAATGGTTCGCCCAGCGGCCCGATTGGTGGGGACAGGCCAAGCGGGTCGATTTCGCGGACTATACCTACCAGTTGGCCGAAACGATGGCGCCCGAGGACGCCCGGACGCCATCGGGCGAACCGTCCGCGGCGGCCCAGACGGCCGAGACCGCCGCACCGGCGGCGGGGTTTTAGGCCGTGGGCGGCGATATTGCCGACCTGCCCGTGCGGCGCTGTCCCGCCTGCGGGCAGGTCTTCGTCGAGGATGACCGGATGTACCGGTTTCCGGACCGCTGCCCCGCGTGCAACACCGCCCTGGAGGGCGGCGAGAAAGGAGAATCCACATGAGCGCTCCCACCAAAGCCGGAAAGCCCATCGAAGAGCCCACCTGCGCCCAATTCCACTTCGACGAGAAGGCGAAGGTGCAGCCCGTCGGCTACGAGGGCCTGGGCATCGATCAGCAGGCCACCGTCATCATCAAGGGCAAGATCCGCCGCCTCGGCTCCTCGCGCTGGGAGAACGGCAAGGGCTTCGACATCGAGATCGAGAGCTGCGAGATCTCCAGCCCCGCCGCCGTCCGCTCGATCGAGGACGCCGTCCAGGCCGCGCAGGCCGCGGCCAAGAAGGTGAAGTAAGATGGACGGCCGGGAGCTGACCCGGGCGGTCCTGGACTTCACGGACGGGTATACCGCGGCCGGGAAGGAGGACAAGCAGCGTCGGATCTATGAGTGCCTGGACGCCGCCGCCGCGATCTTCCTCAGGGAGACCCGGATCCTGCACACGTCCGTCGACCTGACGACGGTGGAAGACCAGCAGGACTACGATCTCCCCCCGGATTTCATCGACCTCTACATGGCCGACCGCGCCAACCGCTTCTTTATCCGCTATTACGACGGATCCAATTATTCCTGGCCGCTCTGCACGTCCTACGAGGAGATCTTTCGGGAGAACAAGACCGAATCCCAGTCCATCCCGAACCGGTTCTGCATCCGTGACAAGGACGACGTGGAGGCGGCCGTCACCGGGAACACGTCGGCCGCGGGTGCCGCGTCGCACGGACAGTGCATCCTGACCGATGCGACGCAGACCTTCACGACGACGCACCGCGTCCAGGCCCGGGACATCGTGCACAACGAGACGGACAACTCCGACGGCGTCGTCCTGTCCGTGACGGACGCCACGCACCTCGTGACCGCGCTCTTCGGCGGCACGAACAACGCCTGGACTTCCGGAGACGTCTACCGGATCCAGCCCGCGACCGAGCGGGAGCTATACCTGGACGCCCCGTCCGAGACGGCCGGGCATATCCTGAGGGTCCCCTATGTCTGCATGCCGACCCCGGTGTACTCCGATTACGGCGCCTGGCGCTTCCCCCCCCGCGTCTGCCGCGCCATTGCCTCCGGGGCCGCCGCCCTGCTGGTGCTGCCGGAGAGCAGCTACGACGAGTCGCGCGTGATGCAGGGCCTGTTTCTGGACGAGATCCGCCGCCTGCGCGCCGAGCGCGCCCAGGCCATTCTCGACCAGGGCCGGTCGCGCCGCCGCGGCTGGTGAGGAGGGAGCCATGTGGCCATCCCTAGCTGACGCCCGCGCCCGGGTCCGTCGCCGCCTGCACGAAACGACGGCCGCATTCTGGACCGACGCTCAACTGAACCGCCTGATCAACGCCGGGGCCCTGGACGTCGCCGCCAAGACCCTGTGCATCGAGAACAAGGACGCGGCCGCAACGACCAAAGCCACCCGCACGGTCGGCTATTCCGGGTTCCGCGTCAATTTCGTCGAGTATGTCCCCACCTCGGGCGATCCGATCGGCCTGCACCGGATCCTCCCCCGCCAGATCGGCCGCGTCAAATGCGACGGCGCAGTCCCGCATTACTGGTGCGGGTGGGGAGACACGATCCTGATCGAACCCCTGCCCGCCGCCGTCAGCAACCTGAACCTCTACGTCGCGGACTGGCCGGCCGCGCTGACGAGCGACGCGGACACGCTGGACGCGACCGCGGGGCTGCCCGCCGAAGTCCACGAGCTGGTCGTCGATTACGCCACGATCTGGGCGCTCGTGAAGGACCGGAAGTACGCCGCCGCCCTTTACCGCTACGCCTCCTACGTGCAGCGGATCCAGGCGGCCCGGAGCCTCTACATCGACCGCCGGTCCGACACCCGCGCCGACATCGTCATCCCGGACCGCGTCGAGATCCAGTCCGGTCAGAGAGGAGGGGGCTGACATGGCCGATTATGACATGACCGACCTGATGCTCCGCCTGCGCGATATTTTGTCGGAGTCGTCCGCCGTCTACTGGTCGGACGACGAGCTGGAGGACATCATCAACGACGTCCAGCGGGAGATCGCCGAGCTTGCCGGTTGCTACCAGACCATCGACAGCGACCTGGCCACCGTCGCCGCCACGCGCACCGTCAGCAATCTGGGCGCCTGCTACCGCGTGAACGCGGTCGAGCTGATCCAGAGCGCCTCGCGCATCGCGCTCCGCAAGATCCTCCCCCGCCAGATCGGCCGCGTCGCCAACCTGGACCAGGCTGCCCCGCAGTGCTGGTACGAGTTCGGTTCCACGATCGGGATCGACCCGCTGCCCGCCGCCGAGCACACCCTCCACGCCTACCTGACCGCCCCGCCGCCGGAGATCTCCCCCGCGCCCAACCTTCAGGCGGGAACGGAGCCCGAGGGCGTCGCGACGGATGACTTCATTTATTACCTGTCCGACACGAAGTACGCCGCCGCCGCCGTCCCGGCCGGGACGGCGCTCACCGGCAGCGCGATCCCCCTGGGGAAATACGGCGCCTGGCGCCTGGAGATCGGCGCGGACGGGACCCTCGACATGGTGGCCGCCACGGACAACGCCACGGGCTACGCCTCGGCCGCGCTGGCCCTGGCCGGACTGCCGACCCTCCAGAGCGCCCACGTCGCCGTCGGAACCGTGACCGTCACCAAATCGGACGGCATCTTCACCCCCGGGACGACCTCGCTTACGGCCACCGGCGTCACGGCCGCATTCACGGACGACATCGACCTGGCCACGACGCCCGCGATCCCGAAACAGTTCTGGCTGGTGCTGCTGCTGGGAGCGCTCGCCCGCGCGCTTGCGAAAAACCCACAGACCGCCGCCGCCGCGCAGATGCTTGAGACGCTGTACGCGTCCGAGATGAGGTTTCACGCCTACGACTTCCAGGAGCAGGCGCCCGATGCTTACAGCGACCTGCGCTACGAGTGACGAGACCTATGGACAGAGCCGGAAAACCCGCAGACCGCCGCACTGACGTGACGCTCGCAAAGCCGCCCCGTCCGACGCTCGCGGTGCCGTCCCCCCCTCCGGACGTCCCCGACCGCCCCATCCAGTTCCTGTTCTCCGAGGGTCGCTGGATGCCTGGCGTGGATCCGCTCGCGATCGGGGCGAAGAATTTCCGCGTGCAGCAGAACGTCCGCCCCCGCCCCACCGGGCCGGAGGGCGTCCAGGGGTACGGCAAGATCAATGAGACCGCGCTTTCCGGCTACCCCGCCGTCCGCAACGGGATCCAACTGACGACGCCGTTCTCCACGGCGTCGCGCCTCATCCTGCAGGCCTACAACAGCGGGCTGACGGCCTCCCAGCTCGTCCAGAACGTGACCGCCATTCCCAACGCCGGCGGTTTCAACGAACTCCTGACGCTCGATCAGGCCCCGGGCGGCGCGGGATGGGCCGCCGGCGACACCGTCTCCGGCGTGACGAGCGGTGCGATGTGCACGATCGTGACCGTCCTGACCACGCTGACGTACATCGTCAAGGACCGGGACGGGACGTTCACGACCGGGGAGCCCCTGACCAACGGGACCGTGACGGCGGTCCAGGGCGCGTCCTACCCCACCGTGGCCCTGTCCGCCCTGCACACGGACGCCGCAGGCGCCGGTCTGGGGCGGTTCGCCCGCTGGCCGAACAACCAGATCGCCTACTGCAACGGCGTCGAGAGCAAGGTCTGGGCCGGGGATGAGATGTATCCGTCCGCGTTCCTCACCTCGACCGCCGCCGTGACGGGCGCGACGCTGACCAACGCCAAGGACTACTCGGACCAGGTCACGAACAGTCTCCAGACCGCGGACCAGGTCGCCACCATCGGCGGCGGCGGCGGGAACGACAGCTATACAAAACTTTTGATCCAGCCCAACGGCCTGGACGGATCGACCGTCATTACCGACACCTCCGACATCGGCCACTCCCTGACCGCCCAGGGGGGCGCCGCCGTCGACACCGACGAGGCCAAGTACACCGGGGCCTCCATCACCCTCGACGGCACCGGGGACTATATTTCCGCCCCCGACCACGCCTGCTGGAATCTCGGGACGGACGCCTTCTGCATCGAGGGGTGGTTCAAATTCCGGACGCTGCCGGTGACGACGGGCGGCGTCACGGTCAACGGGGGCCTGTTTTCGCAATACCAGGACGCCTCCAACTGGATGCTCTGCCAGCTCACGTCCAGCACCCTCTACCCCGGGTATTATTTCCTGGATTTTTCGATCGACGTCGGAGGCTCGGTCACGAACATCGTGAGCGGCCTTTCCGTTGGCAAGCTGACGACGGGCGTCTGGTATCATTTCGCCCTCAAGCGCGGCTGGGGCGGCAACGCCAATACCTTCGCCTTTACCACCAGCGGGAAAGAGACCAACGCGGTCCGTACGGTCAGCGTGACGATGCCCAACCTGACGGGGAATTTCCAGGTGGGCCGCGCCTCCGGGGCCGGCATCAACAACGACTTCAACGGCTGGGTCGGCGAGTTCCGCGTTTCTGTCGGGACCGCCCGGGATACATCCGAATTCACCCCGCCCACACGGGCCTGGTCCACCTCCGCCCTGACCTTCCTGGTGGGCTCCACGCGGCGCCTGCAGGCGGTCCACCTGCACGTCACCCCCGGGCGGGAAAATACGGTCACCAGCACGATCACCGGCAAGGAGTTCAGCGGGTCGTCCTGGACGGACCTGACGCTCACCGACGGCACGTCGTCGGGCGGGATCGCCTGCGCCCAATCCGGCAGCCTCTCGTTCGCCTCGACCGTGGAGACGTCGGTCGCGAAGTACATCGAAAGCCGTCTCCTGTACTGGTACCAGTTCGCCCTGTCCGCCGGCGAGACGGAGATCTACGAGGTCACGGTCGACGCCCCCATCCAGGACGTCTCGGACGTCTGGGACGGGACCGGCCTCCTGGCGCCGTCCGTTCTCTTCTACGACGCGGGAGACGGCCTGTACCGGGACCACACGGTCGCCGCCGCGGACAACAGCGAGGACACGCCGATCGCCCTGGGGGGCATGACGAACACCGACGCCCTGCTACTGGGCTTCACGGTTCCCATGATGGCCTTCCGCCTACACATGTCGTCCGATACAACCAAAGTCAACGACAATCACAGCGTCCTGACGGTCGCCTACGGCAACGGCGAGCCGATGGCGAGCTGGCCGGTCTGCAGCGCCCAGACGGACGGGACGCTGTCAGGGACGCTCGGAAGCGGGTCCGAAAAGACCCTCAAGCAGACGGGCATGCTGTCCTTCTCGCCCGTCACCCCGGGGTCGGAATTCCAGGTCAGCATCAACGGCGGCCCCGCGCTTTACTATTACAAGCTCACGGTCGACCATACCCTGTCCGCGACGGTCAACCTGTATTACATCATCGGCGTCCCCGCGCCCGGCGCATTCCGGAAGACCTACCGGTTTCCCTTCACCTTCCTCAACCGGCCCATGCTGTGTGGACTCATGTCGTCAAACGAAGGGAACCGCGTCGATTACGCGATGGTCGACGCGCCCGACGTCTGGAACGGGCCGGACAGCTCGTTCGGCGTGGACAACGAGCCGCTGTACTTCGGCGGCTCGGAGGCGGATCTGACGGCCGCATGCGAGGTCTATAACCGCCTCGGGTCGAGCATCTATTCCTTCGCGATCTTTTGCAAGGCCTACGAGACGTACATCCTGAACGGCTACGACCCGGAGAGCTTCAAGATCTACCCCATCTCGTCCTCCCAGGGCTGCCCCGCCCCGCTGACGATGGACACCTACCAGATCGGGGTGACGGAGGATACCGCAAGTGTGCGCTCCATCGCCATGTGGATTTCCCACACGGGCCCCGTGATGTTCGACAGCGGCGGACTCACGCCGATCCCGGGGGTGGAGTGCTATTTCGACCCCAACGACACGCTTTGCGTGAACTTCTCCGCCATCGAAAACGCCCGCGGCTGGTTCGATCCGGACCACCCCGAATACAACCTGCTGCTGCCGTCCGGCGCGGGCCAGACGGCGTGCAACGTGTGGCTCGTCCTCAACCTGGATCAACAGCGATGGTTCGCCAAAGTCCCCTCCACGACCGCCGATCCCTACCCCCAGGCCGTCGTCCGGGTCCAGGATGCCGACGACAAGCGCTATGTCTATGGCGCCCGCGACAACGGCCACGTCATGCGCCTGGAGTACGGGCCGGAGTGGGACGGAGAGCCCTCGGCCCAGATCATCGAGACGGGCGATTTCCTGCCGACCGGGAACGTCTGGGACATCACGCGCCTGAGGTCCATCAAGGTCTGGGGAACCGCACCCACGGGCGCGATCGAGCACGAGGACGGGTCCGTCATGGTGACGGAGGACGGGGAGACGGTCATCACGGACGTCGACAAAAACAGCTTCACCCACTACGCGGACGGCGCCACGACCGGGACCACCCTAAGCGACATCGAGGTCGGGGCGACGCGCTGGAACTACCGGGGTACCCAGGAGACGAACCTCGTCGCCTGGTCGCACCGCCTGCGGTTCGAGACCACCGTGGCCACGGAGGCCCGCGGCATGCGCCTGCTGGGGTGGGGTGCGCTGTACCAGGTGGAGCGCGAGGACCGCGGAGAATAGAGGAGGGCGCCATGAACAACACGCAGATCGGGTCCGATATTCTGTACCGGCGCGCGCAACTCCGCGCCCTGGCGCAGCCATCGAGCGTCCGGGCCAACCCGGATCTCGAAACGGCCGCGGCCGAGTTCGCCGCCGGCCAGGGCGCGACCCAGGCCTCCGCGGCGGAGCAGGCCGGCCTGGAACGCCGGCGCACCGCCGTCCTTTCCGAGCGCGACCGGCAGTTTGACGCCCGGATTTCCGAGCGTGAACGGCAGCTTGACGCCGGCCTCGACGAGCTTGACCGCTATATGGACACCTGGGAGAAGCAAAACAAGTGGGCCACCGCCCTGGGCGTGATGAACCTGGCCGCTCAGGGCGTGAGCGCCTGGAGCCAGGATCAGGCGCTCGAACGCCAGGAAGCGATGCGGCTCAAGCAGCAGGAGACGATGGACCAGATGGTGAAGCAAACCCAGCTCGCGAACCTGGCGCAGCAAAAACGGTTCGATCAGGCCCTGACCACACAGAACGAGGAGCAGGGCCGCGTGGCCGACGACGTCAGACTCCAGCTCGCGATGACCCGTCAGGACCCGACTGATCGGCTGTTCATCAACGAATTAGCCCGAAAGCGATATGGGGAGACGCCGGAGCTCATCACGAGATTTTAAGCGCCCGCAGCGAAGGAGGTTGCCATGGCCATCAACTTTAATCTGAACAGCCTGGGGAATACGCAGACCGCCGCCGTCACCGGCAGGAGACGCAAGACGCCCTATACCCTGGCGCTGCTGGCGCAGACGCCCTACGCCCGCCAGGAGGCGGCGCAGGCCAAGACCGACGCCTACAACGAGGCCGTCCTGAACCAGGAGCGCAGCCAGTTCGACCGGGAGCTGAACCAGGAGCGCAGCCAGTTCAATGTCTCCCAGGCCCAGAACCGCGAGATCGCCAAAAAACAGGAGAAACAGACGAAGACGGGCCAGACCATCCAGGGCGTTCAGACCGGCGCGATGCTGGGCTACCTGACCCGAAACGCCTGGCTGCCCACGGTCAAATCCTTCCTGCCATCGACCGCGACAACGGCCGCGCCGGCGACAGTCGCTCCCGCCGCCACTACCGTCGCCCCAGCGGCAGTCACTCCCGGGGTCTCCACCGCCGCGCCCGCCGTGGTGGCAGATGCCAACACGATCACCGGCGCCGCCCCGTCATTGACCCAGTCCGCCGCCCCTGCCGCTACCGCCGCCGCCACGGAAGCCGCCGCCACAGCAACGCCCTACGTCACCGTCGGCGCGGGCGACGTCGCGTCCGCCGGGGCCTCGGCCGTCGGAGAGGTCGCGGGCGCCGTTGCGGCCCCGCTTGCGATCATCGCCCTCGGGAATCTTGCCCGCGAACAGTGGGGCGCGCCCAACAAGCGCTGGTACAAAGACGGAAAATCCTCCACGGAAAAATTCTTTGACGACCCGGGCCTGGGCCTCGGATCGAACGTCGTCGATACGCTGTTCGGAAAGGACAGCGAGGCCGCCCGGATCCCCAGCCAGGTCGGGGAGGGTTTCAGCCATTTCGCCGGCGGCCCGATCGGCAAGGCGTTCGCCGGAGATTTCAAGGGGTCCCTCAGCGAGCTGGCCACGGCCCCGGAGACCACGCTGCAGAGCATGGGGGTGGATAAACGGACGGCCGGATCCGTCAACGCCTTCGCGAACCCCTGGGGTTATGCGTACAACCAGATTGACGAGGGAAACTGGGAAAAGGCGCTCCCCACGATCCTGGCCCCGGACCCGGTCACAGCGAGCCTGGCCACCGGCCTCGGATCCACGGGGAGCAAGGCTCTCGCGGTCGCCACGGGCGGACTCTCCGCACTTGCGGACAAGAAGGCCTCCACGAAAGACAAGGCCCTCGCCGTCGCCACAGGCGGCCTCTCGTCGGTGTTCTGCTTCGCCGCCGGGACGCCCATGCTGATGGCCGACCGGAACGAGACGGCCGTCGAGGACCTCGACCTGGACGACCGGATGGCCGAGGGCGAGGAAGTATTGGCGATCGGGAAGGCCGTGACCGACACGCTCTGCCGCTATCGCGGCCTGCGCGTGGAGGCCCGCCACGCCGTCTTCGAGGACGGCCGCTGGATCCGCGTCGAGGACAGCCCTCACGCGCAGCCCATCCCGGGGCGATACGTCGTTTATCCCGTGATCAACCGGGAGCACCTGATCGTGGTCCGCGGGATCGTCTTCGCGGACCTGGTCGAGACACCGCTCGGATGGGACGTGACGGACGCGGAGCGCCTGGACTGGCTTAACGGCCAGGCGGAGCGCAACGACGATTTACGGAGGAGATATGCGGATCATCCCCTATGACGATGCCCGGCACTATCCGGTAATGGCCCGGATCTGGCGCTGCTATGGGTGGCTCCCGTGCCCGAAGCGCGCGCTGCCCAACCGGGGACTCGTCGCCGAGCGCGACGACGGGCGCTTTATCGCCTATCTGGGGATGTACGCCGCCGGCGGTATGGGGTTCATCGACTGGGCGCTCCGCGATCCGGAGATCGGCCGCGACGAGAGCGATCCCGCCCTGGCCGAGATGTTTCGGCGCCTGGTTGAGGGTGCCCGGGCCGACGGGGCGGCGTTCATCTACTCCATGACCAAGACCGCCGCCTGGGGACGGAAACTCGAATCCTACGGAATGCTGGTCGCGGAGCGGAACGCCACGACCTATATCCTGCCGCTCGACGGCGGAGACACGGACTTTATCAGCGACGATTAGAGGAGAGGAGGCGCACCATGAATCTATCCCACGCCAACCCCTACGGCGCAGTCCCCGCGGCGCTCAAGGAGACCCGGATGGCCCTTCGGGACATCATGGCCGACTACCTGGCGACCAAGACGCAGGAGGCCAACCTGACGCTGGCGCAGAAGAAGGCGGAAACGGATACGGCCCTGATCGCCGCCAACCTGCAGAGGGACCGGCTCGCCGGCGAGCGGGACCTGGCCCGGATGGCCCAGGATGCGCAGCGCTTCGGCCTGCAGACCGACCTGCAGCGGGCCCAGATGGAGCAGAGCGGCCGGCAGTTCAATACACAGCTTGCGGAGAATCAGCGGCAGTTCGACGTCAACAAGCGCCTTGAAGAGCGCAAGATCGGCCTGCAAGGCGCACAGCTCAACCTCCAGAGGCTCCAGGCGGCCGCATACCAGCCCGGGCGCGCTATCGACATCGCCCGCCGCCACTATCCCGACATGGACGAGGGCCGCCTGACCCGCGTCCTGAAGGCGGCCGGGATCAACCCGAACACGATCACCACGCCGGAGATCCTCAAAGGCCGCGAGCCGATGCTGCTGCCGATTTACCGCTTCACGCTCCAAGAGGATTTCAAAACCATCCGGGCCCAGGCGGACAGCACCAAAGACCCCGCGGCCAAGCAAAGGTTGCTCGCCCAGGCCCACGACATCGCCCTCCAGGCCCACGGACTCGATCAACTCATGAGGGGAGGCGTGTCCGACAAGGACGCGGCGCAGCTCTATTACAAACAGAAGGAGGCCGGAACCATCGCGGACGACATGACCTTCGATCAATTCCGGCAGGGGCTCAAGACGGCCGCGGACGGAAGCACCACCGGGATCAAAATGATCGAGGAAAGCGCGCTGGCCCTGGGCAAGCACGCCGTGGACCCGGATTACGACAATAAATTTATCCAAGCCATCGACGAGATCAAGATGCTCGACAACGATCCCAAGCACTTTGCCGCAATCAAGCAGGGGCTGATACAGCGAGCAGACGACCCCGCCGCCGCTATGAAGTACGCCCGGGGATGGGCCGATCGGTTGCGGCAACAGCGCCGACTGGGCACGCCCATGCCCGCGACCGCCCCGCCGGACTATACCGCGCTCTCGCCCGAGCAATTGCGCGCGGCGCAGAGCGAATGGATCGCCAACAATCCCGATCTCGCTCGCCAGGGCGCGGGGGGCAACTCGCCGCTCGTGGAGCAAAGACGACAGTTGGCGGAAATCGCTCGGAGAAAAAAAGACGCCCAGAGGGCCGCCGAGGCGGAAGAATACAATCGCCGGCTCAGGGAGAGGGAGGCGGCGATCAGGGCCGGACAAGAAGCCCGCGCGAAGCAACTGGATGAGCAGAGCCTCTCCCGCCGGATATGGGGGCCATAGCGCCCGCGGCTCACGCTCTGGAGGATTCGCCATGCCCGAACCGACCGTCCTTGACCTGATCAACCGTGGATTCGGAACGCCCCCGCCGGCCGGCGGCGCCTCCGCGCCCGTCGTCCGCTCCGCGCCCCTGCCCCCAGGCAGGCAGGCGCCTGCCTGGGGCACGAACCGCCCCCGCAGCGTGCTCGACCTGATCGAGGAGGGCTTCCATCCCGCCGACGAGGCGCGCCCGGTGATCGCACCCCGCGGGCCGGCGGCAGAGACGCTGTCCGCCCTCGGGCAGGGCTTTGCGCAAACGGGCGCCGCGATCGGCGGGACGATGGAGATGATCGGGATCCCGGGCGGACAAAAGATCCGCGAGGAATGGCAGGCGATCAGCGAGCTTGAGCCCCTGCAGCGGCCGACCTACCTGCAGCAGGACGACCGCATCCGCGCCGGGGACTGGCGCTGGTGGGTGCGGAATATCGGCGAGAACATCCCCAACTTTCTGATGATGTACGGTGTCGGGGGCGCCGTCGGGACCGTCGCCCGGGGCATCGGCGCCGGGATCAAGGCGATCCGCGCCGCGTCGCTCGCCGGCGGCTTCGGCGGGTCCTTCACCCTGGAGGCGGGCAGCCAGTACGCCCAGACCAAGGCCGAGATGCTGGCCGAGGGCTATGGCGACGAGGAGACGGAGAGCGTCGCCACGCTCGAAGGCCTGGTTTCCGGGACGGCGAACGCGATCATCGAAATGGTCCCGATGAAAGCGGTCTTTGGCCCGGACGCCGTCCGGCAGCACCTCCTCAAGCGGATCCTCAAGCAGGGGATCCTGGAGGGCTCGACCGAGTCCATCCAGGAGGCCGTCAACATCTGGTCCGAGAAGATCGGTCACAAGCCCGACCAGGCATGGAGCGACCAGGTCAACCGCATCCTGACCTCCGGGATCGTCGGCGCGGTCATGGGCGGCGGCGTCGGGGGGCCGATGGGCGCCGCGGAACACCGACGACAGACCGGGCATTATACCGGCCTTGCGGATCGCCTCCAACTGAAGGAGGACATCTACCGCTGGAAGCGGGAGGGCCTGGCGGACGAAGAGATCGCCACACGGGCCGAGTCTCGCATCAATGCCATTCGCGCGCGCATCGACGAGGTGAACCAGGGCCTGGCCGGTGCGGCGGGAACGACGCCCCCGGTGCAGTACGCCGTGGAGGACGCGGGCGCAGGGGTGTCGAAACCCGCGGCGCCGACGATCCCCGAGATCGACGTCCGCGAGATGGTCGACTATGTTCTGTACGGCGAGGGGAAATTCGCGCCGCCCGCCGGACCGGTCCGCCAGGGGGCTTCCCGCGCGGGCGGATGGATCCGAGACGCCTTCGGGCGCCGCAAGGCCGCGCAGCCCGGTCCCGCGACGCAGACACCCGCCGCGGATCCCACCGCGCCGCCCCAGCCGGGCGTGACGACGACGGGAGACGCGACCACGGACATCGGCCGCGAGGCCCAGAACGCCGCTCGCGCGGAGGCCGTCGAAAAAAACGCCGCCCGCGCCCAGGGCGAGAAGCTTTTCAACACGGTACTCGGCGAACTCGACGCGGAGGGCC